AGTATATTAGATATGGATTTAGTTCATGTCGTGAGAGCTTTAAGTCGTGCTTCGGAGGATGTTGAAGACACTTCAAATAAAAGTTTTAAAACTCAAGAATGGAAAGATATTAGAATAAAAGAAATTAATGCTATGGGTTATGAGTGTGATGATTCACATCCATACTTTGATGAAGTAATGTCAATCTATAAAAGTGATGCAGAGACTTATGAAGAATTTAATCAAAGACAAAAGGAGGAAGTATGAGCTATGTAAGTTTTGATTCAGATGATATACGAAAAGGGGCAGAGGCTATGTCTATACTAAGCGGCATTGAAAATATACTATATGATATTTGCGAATATGATTATTCTAAAGCTAAAGTAACTCTTAGAGAAGGTTATACTTTAGAAGACTTAGTAAATGCTATTGCAGTTGGAATATTAGGTGATGCTAGTAAATGGGAAAGTGTGAACTATGCTAAACAACAACAAAAGAAACAGGAGGAAGCATGAGTAAATTAATAAAAGCAGTTAGAGAGGCGAGTGTATCTATAGCTTGTCTACTTGATGAAATAGAAGTTGATAATGTAGATGATATGCAACCTATTACTTTCTTATCTAGAAATTTAAAAAATATGAAGAAAGATATAAAACATATACAAACACAAATAACAACTATAGAAAATTTTTTAGAACCATTTACAGTTGCAGAACTAGAGGAGCTAAGAAATGATACATAAAATAATAAATAGTGTTATGATTATTGCTATAGTTTTATGTAGTATAATAGTTATGAGTGCTTTAAAAATGGCATTCACTACTGTTAATGATAATATTAATACTAACAAAAAAAGTTTAGTAACTTTACATGGTAATCAAGAAGAAATAATTTCTAGTACTATGGATATTATTGAACTTATGGAGAATATTTCTAATCAATTATTTATTAATCAAGTAGAAATATCAAGATTAAAAAATGAACTTGGTATACCTAATGATTTAGAAGAACAAACAGAAGAACTATATAATATATTAGCAGAGGAATAATATGAGTAACGAAGCAAACGATATACTTGCAGATGAAGTAAGAGAATATGTGGATAATGTTTGGGTATTAAAAAATCGCCCAGACTTAGAAGCTGATTGCATTGATTATGTGTATGAAAATTACATTGAATCAAATGCTTTAAAACCACTATCAGAAATAGTTATTGAGTTTTTATCTAAGCATTGTCAGAATGCAATCTCTACTCAAGACTTAGAAGTTATGGCTATGGAAGATAGAATGCGAGTGGATATTGAACATGGTTGTTAAGAAAACAGATTTAATTTTTGGTCATGATGATAATGGTCAAGACATAACTTGGACATGGGATGTTGCACCAATAGAAAAAATATATTGGAAGACTTGGAAACCTAAAGTAAGTAACGTTAAAATTTTAACAGACTTGACAGACCCAAAAGAAAAACATAGAATTGCTACCGAGATACATGAACAAATCATGGCAAGAGAACATCCAGTTAAAAATAAACTGACTGGTATTTATGGAGTTAGAAAATGAAATTTGATGTTTATTTAGGTAACATGCTATCAATAACTGTTGAAGGCGAATCAAAAAAAATAATTAAAGAAACCCTCATTGATAATTCTAAAAAATTTGTAACTGATTTATTAGATGAAGGAGTAATAAAGATTGAACAGCAAAAAAGTTAAGCAACTTAGAAAACTTATTAAACCTATTCAAGTTGAGTGGATGAAAAGTTTATTACCAGAAGAAGAAGCTAACAAAGTTTCTTTAGATACTATCAATGATTTATTACCGGATGAAAAGTACGTGAAGGGTATTAAAGGAATTACTTTACTGCACATGTCTGACAAATGGTTACTAAAACAATTAAAAAGAAATCCACATATCACAACTTATAAACAACTTAAAGAGGAATTAAATGTATGAATTTACATGTAAAGTAATTTTAGATGGACAACAAGAAACTATAAAAACTTTTGCTTTTAGTATTATAGAAGCAATAGATAACCTAGTACAGATGGAGGGAGTTGATGATGTTTTCTCTCTTACTAGAAGAAATCCAACCAAGACTTGGGACTTCAAAGGTAATTTTAAATTATTAAAAAACTTACGAGGTGCAGTTGAGGATGAAACATTAATCATTCAAGAGATAACAGATGGCAATCAAAAAAGTAATAACTCTAATAAAACCCACTAAGAAAGTTACCTCTCAAGGTACTGGCGGAAGGGGTAGAAAAGTAAAAATTTCTACTAAGCACATGAACAAACATAAACGAAGACAAAAGAAAATAAAATATAGAGGACAAGGAAGATGAAAAATATTTTTAAAGTACTATGGTCTAATCCTGATAAAGGAACTTGGCAAGAAGACCCAGACCCAGAAGATTTAAACATAGACAACGCATATAAAACTCGCTGGATATGGTATCATACGATTCTTGGGATTGAGTTGGCAATGGTAAATGTTCTATTGACAGCTATCGTAATTATTTTAGCTGTAAAATTTTAAGTATCTTGACATGCGAGATAGCATATGTTATTATTTGATTTTGAGTATGAGAATAAATGGAAGGAGTAATCGAATCACAAGCCCTCTATCTCCATTCAAGATGGTTTGATTTGGAAGTATCCAAAACTTTGAGAGTAGTTTGCTCAAAACTCTCACTAATTTTTAATAAGCTATATAGGAGGTTAATATGGCAATATTGGAAGGCTCAGTAAAATGGGCAAGTATAACCACTCCGAACACAAAGTTCGAACCAGTCTACAGCATTGACTTAATTGTTGATGAAGAGATTGCTAATGACTTTGCTTCACGTGGTCATAAAGTAAAACAGCATGACGAAGGTCCTGCTTTAGTAATCAAGAGGAAGGTGAATGGTCCTAATGGAATGATTAGACCTGCTCCAAGACTCCTTGATGCTTCAAAGCAAGAGATTAATACTGCTGTTGGGAATGGCTCTAAGGTTAGAGTTCAATTCAACGAGTATAGTGGCGAAGGTAAGTTTGGTCCTTATGTAGGAATGGACTTACAAGCTGTTCATGTTATTGACCTAGTACCTTACAAAGGTGCAGATGGTGAAGAACTATTAGCGGATGGCGAGGAGTTCTGATGACAGAAGAAATTCAAACAGAAGGACAGAAGCCCTATATAACTATTGATGATGTTCAAATATATATTGAAGACCTGCCCGAAGAAGGACAGCAAATCTTTAGTAGATTACAAAGACTGAATCAAAAGAAAGCTGTACAAACATTAGACCTTGAGGAAACTCAAGCGGCTATTGGTTTCTTTTCTAATAAAATAGTAGAGATTGTCAATGCTGATGCAAGTACTGCAGTAGAAGTAGAGTCTGAAACTAAGACATTAGAAGACGATTCTTAAATTAAACTTTAAAGCTAGGTTGGGTTATCTCCGTTTCCTATCCTAGCTTTTTTTATGGAGATAGAATGGAACAAGAAAAAACTAAGTTTGTTAAACACAGATTACCATGTCCTAAATGTGGAAGCTCTGATGCTGTTTCAATGAATGCTGATAAGTCAGCTTACTGTTTCAGTTGTTCAACATTCTTTACAGATTATGAAACTGCAAGTGAGGGTAAAATTGTGGACACTACACCAAAACCAACAAACACATTCTTAGATTCTTATACCGGAATCTATAGTGAATTAAATGATAGAGGTATCTCAGAAAAAACTGCTAAGAAATTTGGAGTAAGAGTTGTTAAAAATAATAATGGCGAAGTTACTCAACATATCTATCCATACTTTAATGGTAATGAAATTACAATAACTAAAACAAGATTCGTTGCAGATAAAAACTTTGCAACAAAAGGTACATACGAAGGTACAGGACTATTTGGTGAGCAACTCTATAGAAATACTGGTGGTAAGTTTTTAACTATAACCGAAGGTGAATGTGATGCTATGGCAGTTGATGAACTCTTTCAAGGCAAGTGGGCAGTTGTCTCATTAAAACGAGGAGCTGCAGGTGCAGTAAAAGATATACGAGAAAGCATTGAGTTTGTTGAAAGCTTTGATAATGTAGTACTTTGCTTCGATAATGATAAGGCAGGAAGAGAAGCATCTAGACAAGTGGCTAGACTTTTAAAACCCGGAAAGGTTAGAATCATGAGCTTTCCTAATGGTTATAAAGATGCTAATGACATGCTCAATCAAAAAGATTTTCAAGGCTTTACTAAAGCATGGTGGGAATCTAAGACTTACACTCCCTCTGGTATCATGGAGTTATCTAGTCAGAAAAACGAATGGTTAAATAGAGAAGTAAAAGAAAGTATTTCTTATCCTTGGGAAGGTCTAAATAAAAAACTATATGGTATGAGACGAGGAGAGTTAGTTACGTTAACTGGTGGTACTGGACTTGGTAAGTCTTCGGTGACTAGAGAGTTAGAACATTGGTTAATTAAAACTACTAAGGATAACGTAGGCATCATTGCCCTTGAAGAAAACTGGATGCGAACTGCTGATGGTTTAATATCTATTGAAGCTAATGACCGAATATATTTAAATGAGAAAAGAGATAACTATACCGAAGAAGAACTTAATACTTTGTTTGATAAGGTAATAGAAAAAGATAGAGTATTTATTCATTCACACTTAGGAGCAACTGACATTGATGAAATCTTTGCCAAGCTTCGCTATATGATTATTGGTTGTGAATGTAAATGGGTAGTCGTTGACCACTTACATATGCTAGTCAATGTCTTATCCGAAGGTGATGAACGTAGAGGTATTGATTCTTTGATGAATAAACTTCGTAGTTTAGTTGAAGAAACTAATGTAGGTATGATACTTGTCTCTCACTTACGTAGAGCTGCAGGAGAGAAAGGACACGAACAAGGTATTGAGGTATCACTCTCGCACTTAAAAGGCTCACAAGGTATCTCTCAGCTGTCTGATTGTGTGATTGCTCTTGAGAGAAACCAACAAGCTAAAGACCCTGACGAAGCAAATAAAACTAAAGTAAGAGTTTTAAAATCAAGGTACACTGGTGATACTGGACTAGCTTGTGCATTAAGGTATGATAGTGATACTGGTAGATTACATGAATTAACAGAGGAGGAAACATTCGATAATGAAGAGATTGATTTTTGACATAGAAGCAGATGGACTTACTCCAACTAAAGTTTGGTGTATTGTTGCTAAAGATTTAGATAGCAATACTATTTATGAGTATGGTCCGGATGAATTAGAAGAAGGTATAAAGCTATTAAGAAATGCCGAGGTACTAGCAGGTCATAATATTATTGGCTATGATATTCCAGTACTTGAAAGACTTTACCGAATTAAATTGACTACTAATGTAATTGATACTTTAGTTATGTCTAGATTATTTCAACCAGTTAGAGAGAATGGGCACAGTTTAAAAACTTGGGGCTATCGTATCGGTGTTCATAAACAGGAACAACCTGATGACTTTGATAGTTATACTCCAGAAATGCTTAGTTATTGTAAACAGGATGTATTATTAAATGAACAAGTTTATCTTAAACTTTTAGAAGAGGGTAAGAATTTTAGTCAAGAGTCTGTAGATTTAGAAACAAACGTAGCTAAGATTATGTATGAACAAGAACAAACTGGATTCTTATTTGATATTGAAAAAGCTAGTAAGCTGTTAGCTGAACTAAAAACTAGAATGGTAGAAGTAGAAGATGAAGTGCAAGTTACTTTTAAACCAAAATGGGTGGATGAAAAGTTAGTTACTCCTTACATAAAGAAAGATGGTGAATTATCTAAACGAGGATTAACTGATGAAGAATATGATAACTGTATTAAGACTCAAAATGTAGAACCATTTATGAGAAAGAAACTACAAGACTTTAATCTTGGTAGTCGTAAACAAATAGGTGAATACTTAGTAGACTTTGGATGGCAACCAGAAAGATTTACTCCAACTGGACAACCAATAGTAGATGAAGGCACACTTAAAAAGATAAATCACATACACGAAGCTCGGCTCATTGCTGAGTTTTTATTATTACAAAAACGTATAGCTCAAATATCTTCTTGGATAGATGAATTAAAAGGCGAGAGAGTTCATGGTAAAGTAATACCTAATGGTACTATTACTGGTCGAATGACTCATAGGAATCCTAACATGGCTCAAGTACCTAGTGTAACTAGTCCCTATGGTAAAGAATGTAGGTCGTGTTGGATTGTCCCAGAAGGTTACAAGTTAGTAGGCATAGATGCTAGTGGTCTTGAGTTAAGAATGTTAGCTCATTACATGGATGACAAAGATTATATTAATGAAATATTACATGGTGATATTCATACTACTAATCAAAAACTAGCAGGACTGGATACTAGAGATAAAGCTAAAACTTTTATTTATGCTCTTATCTATGGTGCAGGTGATGCTAAACTAGGTAAGATTGTTAATGCTAGTAAGAAAGAAGGTACAGAGCTACGTAGAAGATTCTTAACTAACTTACCGGCACTTGATACTTTAACTAATAAAGTTAGACAGGCTTCACAACGAGGTTATTTAAAAGGTCTTGATGGTCGTAAGATTTTTGTTAGAAGCGAACACTCAGCTTTAAATACTTTATTACAGGGTGGAGGTGCAATAGTAATGAAAAAAGCTATGGAGATTTTAGATACGTTAATTAAATTAAATACTTTTGATGCTAAGTTTGTAGCTAATATTCATGACGAATGGCAGATACAAGTTAAAGATAGTCAGGTCGAAGCTGTTGGTTCAGTAGGTGTTCAGTCTATTCATAGAGCAGGTGACCATTTTAAAATGCGATGTCCTTTAGATGGTGAGTATAAAATAGGAGAGAGTTGGTATGAAACTCACTAAAGTTTGTAGTAAATGTAATGTAGAAAAAGAACTTAATAAAGAAAATTTTTTACCTAGATATGGTAGAGAAAACAAATCTGGAAATGTTTTTAGAACTGATTGCAGAGATTGTTATAATAAACTTACTAGAGGTAATCCTAAATATTTAAGAAAAGCTTTAATAAGACATGCTAAAAGGAGAGCTTTAGATAAAGGATTAGAGTTTGATTTAAAATCAGAA